CCTGCTTTAAGATTAGATTCATTGACCAACAAGTGATGGTATGTTCTTCCGTCTACATACCACGAACGAAAGATGTCATGACCAAGATCATTGAATTTTAACATAGAAACAATATTGTCGAATTCTTCGATGATCTGATCTTTAATTTTATCTGGTGCATCGACCTTATCTAAACTAAGTTCGACGTTAGATTCAAGTTCGGATGCGGAAATAGTTTCGTTTACAATCTCTTCGATTGCCATATCACATTCGGGATGCATTGCAACACCACGATAACGCATAATAAGTTGGTGATTGTCTTTCGATCCGTCACCATCCATATTCACATACTGACCGTAATGACCAGCAGTAGCAGTGACATATCCTGCGCCATCAGTGTCCGTAGGTGGAACAACTGAAGGTAACTTTTCTTTCTTTGCAGTTTTGGAACGTCTAAGTTCAAAACCAAAAAGTTTTAAGATGCTATCGTCTGCCATATAAATTCCTAAGTGTCAAATAAAGGGGAGTCCCGAAGGACTCCCGATTATTTAGAAGGTTTTTAACTCGTTGTATTTGATTCCCAGTACTGGACTTGGAATGTTACAGTGAATTCTTCGAGTGCGTTTACAGTTTCATAACTGAGTTCGATTGCACCAACTTCCGTTGGAAAACAACCTCTAAACGCATAACGCTTAAGAATGTCACCGTCTTTATCGAGTTGATCAACCAACAAGTCTGCTTGGTAGTCAACGGGGTTGACCAAACCAGTGTTAGCAGAATGTTCGTTGATACCATTCATCCAACGTTCCATTGCGTTACGAACATTAAAATCGGTATCGTTAATGATAGTTGGTGTCCATTCAGCGAATGTACGGTCACCAGCGATTTTAAGTTCGCGACCACGGAAAGGAACGGGGATAACACCGACACTTGATGCCGGTAACTGAGCAGCCTTACACAAGAAAGACGTTGTTTCAACATCTCCTCCTGCATATGCTGGAAAGTTGATGGTTGCCTTGAACAAGTTTGCGCGGGCACCACCACCTCTCAGCTTTGACTTAAAGTCATCTATGCCTAAAATTGCCATGTGTTATACTCCTGTGGTTATACTGTGCCTACGACTTCTTCGAAGTCAACGCCCGTTCGAACCGCTACGAAGTTCAACGTGATGTAGTTGATAGACCTTGCAGGTTTCACAAATACACTTGCGATGAATTCGTTACGATCAATTACAGCAGGCGTGTTGTTTGTCTCATCACATACAACACGGAAGTCTGTAATACCTCTTCGACCCTGAATCTCTCTCAAGAATGGTTCGACAATATTTACAAACTCTGCACGTGTAAACTCATCGTTAAATTCGAACATAACATTTCGTGCCGCAGCAGAAATTGCACGTTCCATTGCCAAGAACAAACGGCGCACGTTGATTCGGTCAAATGCTGACGGACGAGATTCTTTCGTCTTGTCACCAAACAGAATCACACCTTGTCCAGGCAGATTAACGATTGGGTTGATACCCGCTTTGTACAGCGTATCTCTTTGAGACTTATTAGCTGAATATGCGAGGGAAGTGACACCAAAGTAGTTACCTCTACGATTACCCGCAGGTGAGAACCAAGGAGCAGCGACTGCATCTGTACCTGCCATCAAACCAGCGGTTGACGCTGCAGCAGGAATGAACACATATACATCGTTGTACTTGTCATACACCTTGAGGAAGTTGTTATCTACAATCAAATAAGATGATGCGGTTAAATCGTCAGCAAACGCTACCGTATCCGTTACGATTGAAGTTGCAGCATTTCCAACTACCGCAGCGCGGTTAGGTGAGGTTACTACTACACAGTCTTTACGTAGTGACGCAGCAGTTGAAACAAGATCGTTTACTACAGTTACGTGATCTGATTTGACTGAATTGTCTGGTGCAATCAAGAAATCAATCTGAATATCTTCGGTAGATTCAAACTTGTCATAACCTCTAAGATATTCTGAATTACCTACAGAACCACCGTTAGAACCATTATCAAAAGTAAAATCTTTTGTAATTGGATCTGCGAGAATGAAGTTCTGTCCGATACCGGATCCGTATGCAGTCTGATCTTCAACGAATTGTGTATCAGAAGTGTCAGACTGTTTATTTGCGCTTATCGCGTAAATATATTCAGAACGATTGTTGATTACATCTCTCCAATAGTTCGACGTACCATCGTTGGTTTTTGCATCTGTAGCAAAAGACAAGAATGGGAATCTTTCTAATACGGTGTTAGCGGTACCAGTAAGTTCTCCGGTTCGGTCTATTACAACAACGTGTAATTCGTCGTTTGCACCACCTGCATTACTTGCGTATGATGAAGTGGTAGGACGTGCATCAAACTCAGACCTATACGCCCATGCAGTGAAAACAGCACCATCGCTGTCATCAGCAGGACATACGGAGACTTTCAATGCATCGCCAGACGTGCCAGGATATCTTGCGATAAACGTATGTTGACCCGCAGAATCGTTTGCACCTAGTGCAGACAATTGATCGTCAAAAGCCTCTTCGGTTTTGATTAAAGGCTTATCAGAATCACTTCTGGTTCCGGCTTCTGCGTATGCGTTTTTCGCACCAGTTCCGGCATCGTCATCAAGTGCACGTACAACATAAAGACTAGTTGAATATTTTAAAAACGAAGCAGCAGACAAAAAGTCCACGTTGTTCGTTGTATTGGGGGCAGCAAAGCGTTGAACCAAGGTTCCCTCGTTATCGACAAGAATCGGTTCTTCCACTGGACCCCAATTGAATTCTCCTACAAAAGCACCAGTTGAAGTTGTGACTGCGGGTACTACACCCGTTAAATCAATTTCTTTAACTTGTATGCCTGGAGAAGAGGATTGGGTAAAAAGTGCCATAATTGTTTCCTTCTCTATTAGCTAATGATAAGAAAT